GCGGCCACCGAGGGCGTGTTCGACCTCACCAAGGAACCGGCGCTGGCGATCACCGCTGGCAGCCGGGTGTTCTGGGACAACACCAACCGGCGCATCACCACCACGCTCACCGGCAACTACCAGGTCGGCCTCGCCACCGCGGCGGCGCTCGCCGCGGACGCCACGGTGCGGGTAACGCTGGTGCGCGTGCCGCCGGTGGGCACGTGATGGACATCTGGGACCAGCGCATTGCTGCGCTGTTCGGCCGCGAGGGAGCCTACAGCGACAACGCGCACGACCATGGTGACACTACCGCCTGGGGGATCATCGCGCAGCAGTCGTGCCGCTACATCGAGATCGCCGAACACGAGGCCTCGCAGGAGGATTTCGAGTTCGGCTGGCAGCTGCATCGCGCCCTCGGCGCGATCGCCTGATCCCCCGCCGGCGGGGTTCTGCCGGCACAATCCAAGGAGCCATCGATGACCTACCTGATCGCCCGTTTCGGCGAGGGCAGCACCTATGCCGCGCTCGCCGCGCTGCTGGCCGGGTTCGGCCTGCATCTCGATCCCGGCCTCGTCCAGGACGTCACGCTCGCCGGCACCGGCCTCGCCGGGCTGCTCGGCATCCTGCTGCGCGACACCGGCGCCATCGCCTGACCATCCACCTCACCAGGAGAATCCGTCATGTCCACGCTCGACACCCTCGCCGACAAGGTCGCCCGCATCCAGACCGTCATCGACAGCGCGGTGGCGCTGATCACCGGCCTGGCGCAGCACATCCGTGACGCCAGCCACGACGAGGACCAGCTCGCCGCGCTGGCCGCGTCGCTGGACGCCAGCGCCGGCACGCTGGCGGCGGCGATCGCCGCCAACACGGCCGCCGCGTCCGAACCGGCGCCCGCCACCCCGGCCTGATGAGCGGCGCGTTCGCCGCAGCGATGGCGGCGCTGCATGCCGATGGCAACATCGGCTGCGACGCCGCCTACCGCCGCCCGCCCGGCGCGTGGATCGATGTGCGGGTGGTGCTGACCTCGCCCAACGACATGGTGCCGGGACTGGCCGGTCTCGGCACCCGCGCCGGCAGCATCACCGCGACGCTGCTCGCGACCGACGCCACGCCGGTGCGCGGCGACGAGCTGCGTCTCGGCAGCGTCGTGCACCGCGTCGAGGACGCCGCCCGCGACGCGATCGGCATCTCGTGGCGGCTCACCCTCGTGCCAACCTGATGGAGGTCCTCCATGGACATCGCGCCCGCGGAGCCGGTCGCTCCGGCGCCGGACAATACCTGGCATCTCGACCGCCGTGTGCCAATCGCGCTGATCGGTGCGGTCGTGCTGCAGACGCTCGGGGTTGCCTGGTGGGCGGCCGGCGTGACCTTCCGTCTCGACGACCACGAACGTCGCGTGGTGGTGCTCGAACACTCCGACAGCGGCTAGCTGCTGCAGTTCACCGCGATTGCCGAGCGGCTGGCACGAATCGATGAGCGCCTCGCCATCCTGGTGCAGGAGCGGACCCGGCCGCGCGAGCAGCCGTGACCCCGCTCCGCGAGGCGGCGCTCGCTGCGGTGGCTGCACAGCTGGCCAGTGCCGTGCCGGGCGCCACCGTCGAGCGCGCCCGGCGCGCACCGGTCGACACCGATGCCGAGGCGCTGCCGCGGCTGATCGTCACCGGCACCGACTGGGCCGCCGACACCACGCAGCAGCCCGGTGCCACCCACTACACCATCGGCTTCGATGTCGTCGGCTATGCCGGTGCCGCAACCGACCTCGGCGCCGAGCAGGCGGTGTCCGCCCTGCATGCCGCGGTGATCACGGCGCTGGCCGGCTGGACGCCGGATGCAGGCGGTATCAGTGACGTCGCCGAGGACAGTGCCAGCTTCCGCACCTACGCCGCCGACGAATCCGCCCGCCCGGCCGGCGCGTTCGTCGCCCGCTTCTCGCTGCTGGCGGTTGCCCCAACCGGCCAGCCCTTCACATCCTGACGGAGGCCCGCCCGCATGGCGATCACCCTGGTCCGCATGAACTTCGCCGCGGTGGCGGCGAAGATCGAGACCGTGTCCGGCACCGATGCCATCGGCGGCACGCCCGCCGCCGGCGACTGGATCGCATCCGACTTCACCGTCGACTTCGATCCGGTCGTCGTCGACAACACCGAGCTCACCGGCTCGCTCGACAAGGCACCCTCCATCGTCGGCGGGCTGCGTCCGCGCATTCAGCTGAAGTTGCCGCTGCGGGGCTCGGGCAGTGCCGGCACCGCGCCGGAATGGGGCAGGCTGCTGCAATGCTGCACCATGACGGAGACGATCACCGCCGTTGCCGTCGGCGCGCCGACCGCGGCGACCGTCGGCACCACCACGTCGCTGACCCTGGTCAGCCCGTTCCTCGGCACTGCGCAGGCCTATCGCGGCATGCCGCTGTTGCTGAGCGGCGACCGTACGCTCACCACCGGCATCACCGATTACAGCGCCACCCGCGTCGCGACCATCGGTGAGACCATGGCCACCGCCGGCAGCACCGGCACATTGGCGCAGGTGCCGATCAACGTGCTGTATGCGCCAACCTCGGACGGCTCGCTGATCAAGACCTGCACGCTGTACTTCTTCGCCGACGGCTTCGTGTGGAAGTTCACTGGGGCGCAGGGGAGTTTTTCGCTGGAGCTGTCGACCGGCGGCATCGCCTATCTCAGCTTCGACCTGCGCGCGCAGATGCTGGCCTTCACCACCGCGGCGATGCCGACCGGCTGGAACAGCATCGTGCGGCAGACCCCGCCGCGGTTTGTCGGTGGGCGCTGCCAGCTGAACCGCACGCTGGCGCAGTCCCGACGGCTCACCCTGGACGCCGGCGTCACCGTGGTGCTGCCGGACAACCCGGAGGCGGCCGAGGGCTATGACCCGGCGATCCCGACCGCGCGCGCCAGCAAGGGCACGATCGATCCGCTGATGAACACCACCGGCTCGGTGGCGCTGTACACCGCCTTCAAGCAGGGGACGCAGATGCCGCTGATGGCCATGCTTGGCGCCAGCGCGGGCAACCGCTTCCTGGTTACCGCGCCGCTGGCCAAGGCAGTGTCGTTCAAGCCCGGCGCCGTCGACGGCCTCGGCAAGCACGACATCGCCTTCAACTGCGAAGGCGCCGATGCGGCGCTGTTCCTGGCGAGTTTCTAATCATGACCGATCCTGTGTTCTCCCGCCGCGACGCCGAGCATTTCTCTCCCGAGGGTTCGCCGCGAAGCTACCTGATCGCGCCGCTGACGTTTCGCGAGCGCCAGGCCTTCCGCGCCGACCTGGCGCGCGAGGGCGGGCTGTATCCGCCGCGCGAGCAGATGCTCGAAGCGCTGCGCGCCGCCGTCGCCGAGATCGCGCCGGGCAACGCGCATGAGCTGGTTGCCGCGATTGATGCTGCCAGCGCAACGCCGGACGACACGGCGTTGCAGGCGCGGCTTCGTGCCATCGAGGCGGCCTGCGCCGCGGTGCCGGCCTATGCCGAGATGCTGGCGGCCCGGCAGCGCTACCTCGGCATGCTGCCCTGGGTGGCGGCGCGCCACGCCCTGCGCGGCTGGGACGGACCCGGCCTGCCACCCTTCACGCGCGTGCGCGGCATGGTACCGGCGGAGCTGCTCGACCTGCTGCCCGGCGACGAGGTGGAAGCGGTCGGCTGGCGCGCCTCGGTGCTGATGCATCCCGGTGCGGATGCGGAAAAAAACTCCGCGGGGCTCTCGCCGTCGCCCGGGAGCCCGGCGCCTACGCCGGCGGCCTGACCCCCGCGGACTTCACGCAATGGCTGGTCGGCGGGGAACCCTGGGCGACCAACCCGCGGCTGGTGGTCCCACCGCCCTGGCACGACTTCGTGCGGCTGTGGGCGTCCTGCCGCGGCGGCATGGGCGGCATTGGGTGCTGGCCGGATGCCGGTGGCGTTGCCGACCAGGCCGCCTGGGTCGTCGACGCCTTCGCCATGCTCGGCGGACTCGATGCGCGGATGGACGACGAGCAGCGGCGCTTGCGGGGATCGGCGTGATGGACATCCGCTCCACCATCATCGGCGACGCCGAAGCGATGATGCGGCAGGCGAGGGCCGATCTTGCCATCGCCCTCCGCCGCGGCGTGACGGAAGCGACGGACGCCGTGCACGAAGAGATACGCGCCCAGTTGGTTGGTTCGCTCCCGGCGGAGGGCATCAACAGCCTGTTCGGTGTCCGCATCTTCCCAACCGGGGGCAGCGCTTTGCAGAACAGCACGCTGGCACCAGCGGGGTTCATCTATCCGAAGAAGCCGAAAATGGTGCTGGCCCTGGTGGACCCGCAGGAGATCGTCGCCAGGCACGGCCGCTACCTGGTGTTTCCGACGCCGAACAACCAGGACGCCCACGGAAATCCCCGTGTCTCCATCGGCGACATGGTGCGGGCGCGCGGCCGCACCTTCCTGATCGTCCCGAAGTCGAACCCGGCGGTGCGGCTGTGGTGCCTGCGCGGCGGCGACGCGGTCGATTTCGGCACGCTGCGGCGCGACGAGATGGCCTGGCGCATGTCGAAGCAACTGTTCCCGGGCGAGCGCCGTCCCTTCGTGCCGACCTTCATCCTCACCGACGCCGTGCATCCCGGCAAGCGCATCGACATCGAAGCGGTGCGGCAGGCGGCCGGGCCGATCCTCGGCGACAGGATCACCGCGGCCCTGGCAGACGAGGCCAAACCCTGATGAGCGGCGCCGCGCGCACCATTTCGATCCGGCTGTCGACGGACGGCGCCGAGGATGTACGCCGGCAGCTGGAAGGCATCGGCACCGCCGGCGCCACCGCCATGCGGCGCGTGCAGGATGCGGTCGCCGATGCACGCCCGGCGCTCGCCGGCATGTCCGGGGCCGTGCAGGATTTGTCGCGGTCGCTGTCGGGCTCGGAACAAGCACTGGCGCGGCTGCGGGCCGGCCTGGGCCAGCAGGGCGCGGCGGCGTCGGCGGCCGAGGCCACGCTGCGCGACCATGGCGATGCCAGCGCCGAGGCGGCGAAGACCAGCGGCGACCTGACCGACTCGTTGCAGGCGGCGGCGACCGCCTATGGCGCGGCGGCGGTGGCCGGCGCGGCCGCGTCGCGCGGCACGGCGACGGTGGCCAGCGCGTTCACCGGGCTGGGCGGTGCCCTGGTCAGTGTTGTCGGCTCGCTTGGGCCGGTTGGCATCGGCCTGGGCGTGCTCGCCGCGGCGGCCGGCGTCGCCGTATCGGCAGTGACCAGCTTCGACAAGGAGAACACACTCCTCTCCAACACGCTGCGCGCGGTCGGGCGCGATGCGGAGATCGCCACTGGCAGCCTGCGCAGCTACGTCCGCGCGCTGCAGGACAAGGGGCTATCCGAGGCCGATGCAACGTCGGTCATCGGCAAGTTCGCCCGCAATTCGGGCGTCTCGGACACCAACATCGCCCGTGTCTCGTCGCTGGCGCCGGACGCGGCGGTGGCGCTGGCCAGTGACGCCTCCGCCGCCGCCGACAAACTGGCCGCCGCGTTCAGCGGCAGCTATGCCGGGGTGAAGCAACTCGACGACGCGCTGAACTTCCTGACCGTCACCGAGCGCGACGCGATCAGGACCATGCTGGAGCATGGCGACCGGGCCGGCGCGCTGGACGCCGAGTTCGCCGCCCTGAAGCGTCGCATCGAGGGCATGGACGAGTCGATGGCCGGCCCGTTCGAGCAGGCGATGCGGCGTCTGTCCACGGCCTGGCGCGGTTTCACCGACACCATCGCCAATGACCCGAATATCCGCTGGCTGCTGGGGCAGCTGACCAGCGCCGCCGAGAAGGCGCTGAATGCGGCTTCATCCGCAGTCACGGCGGCGTCGAATGTACGCCTTGCCTCCATCGCAGAGGTCATTCCTGGCCAGGCCGGCGTGCTCGCGCGCATGCTGGTGCCGCGCTCCGTTGCGCCGGCCGATGCCACAGCGTCGGCTGGCGCAGCTTCACTTCCGTCCTACGATGTCTGGAACTCTGCCGACAGCGTCGCCGGCGTCAGCCTCTCGGACCAGCAGCGCCAGCTCAAGCTGGTGCAGGACCTGACCGCGGCGGACCGGATCAGCATCGAGGTCTCGAAGGCGCAGGAGAGCGAACGGACAAAACTGCGCGCCACGCTGCTGGCCGAGCAGGAAGCGGCCGAGAAGGGACTCACCGGCGCGGCGCGGGAGGAACTGATCCGCACCCGCGTGACCGCCGCCCTGGCCAACCAGACCACCGCCACGAAAGACCACGCCCGCACCATCGAATTCTACATCGCCGATGCGGCCGGCGAGGTCGCGGCACAGCTGCGGCTCGCCGATGCGACCGAACAGGGCACCGCCGCCGCGCAGCGCGCCACCGCCGCCGACAAGGCGGAGAAGGAGGCACGCAAGCTGGCGCAGGAGGGCCACGAGGCCAGCGCCGCGCAAATAGCCAAGCTGACCGACGAATACACCGCGCTCGCCCAGGCGCAGGAGCAGGTACGCGAGGCGCAGAACATCCAGAGCCAACAGGACCAGCTGGAATACATCCGCGCCGAGCAGGGGCTGCTGTCGGCCAGCGTCGAGGAGCGCGAGCGTGAACTGGCGGTGCTGAAGGAGCGGCAGCGTGTCCTCGCCGGCGGTGGCGATCCGAACACGGGGCGTGGCGCGCGCGACGTGTCGCTGGCCGGCGAGGTCGCCGCCGCCAACGCCGAACTCACCCGGCAGAAGACGGTCATCACCGAGGTCGGCAATTTGGCGACGCAGGTGTTCGATCAGGTCGGCAGCGCCATCACGGATGCCTTCGCCACCGGCTCGGTGGTGAGATGGGGCAACGTGCTGCGCGCGGTGCTGACTTCCGTGCTGCAGGAAGTCGCCAAGCTGGCGCTGATCAATCCGCTGCTCAACAGCCTGGTCGGCGGCAACCGCACCACGCTGTCGGACATGTCCGGGTTGCTCGGTTCGTCCAGCAGCGGCAGCGGCGGCGTGCTGTCCAGCCTTGGCGACCTATTCAACCTGGGCAGCAGCGGCACGAAGCTGTTCGGCTACGATCTGTCCGGCTCGCTTGGCGACGGCCTTGGCCTGTCCGGCCTGATGGGCACGACGCTGTGGGGCGGCACGACGGTGGCCGGCACCGATGCGGTCGCCGGGCTGATGGCGAGCGGCGCGCATGGCATGATTGCGGAAGGTGCGATCAGCAGCGCCGGCGTGTCGGCCATGCCGGGGGCAACCATCGGCGGGATGCTCGGCGGTGTCGGCATCGGCTTCGGCGCCGGCAGCATGCTGGGCAGCGCGCTGAACCCGGCGCATGCGACGCAGGCGTCCATCGGCGCCGGGGCCGGCGCAGCCGCCGGGGCGGCGATCGGCTCGATCATCCCCGGTGTCGGCACGATCATCGGCGGGCTGATCGGCGGCCTGGTCGGCGGCGCCGGCGGCAGCCTGTTCGGGCCCAAGCCCTCCGACCACACGGCGGTCGGCACCTACGACCTTGCAACCGGCGCGGTCTGGCAGAGCAGCGGGCCGAAGGAAACCTCGGAGACGCAGGGTGGCCGGCAGAACGCCCTGTCCGCCATGCAGCAGGCGGTCGCCACGCTGGAAGCGCTGGCCGGCAGCAAGGCGCAGGCCAGCATCGCGTTGCAGGTTGGCACCCGTGATGGCAGCAAGCTGGACTGGACCCAGGATGGCGCAACCACCCGCTACACCACCGGCGTCGGCGACATCGCCGGCATCGTCACGATCTTCAAGAACCAGCTGACCGGCGCCTTCACCGATGCCGCCGGCAATGTCAGTAAGGTGCTCGACGCGACGCGCGGCAATTACGACGCTGCCGTCGCGGGGCTGACCTACCTGCACGACGCCTACGAGAAGCTCACCGCCACCACGGTCAACATCGGCACGGTGCAAACACAGATTGACGCGCTGAACAAGACCTTCGGTGACGCCATCACCCAGGCGAAGCAATACGGCCTTGCCGAGGACGCGCTGGTGCAGAAGCGCGACGAGCAGATCCAGGCTATCCGCGATGCCGCGGCGAAAGCGGTGTCCGACACCGTGGCCGGCTACGACATCCGGCTGCTGCGTGCGCAGGGCAAGACCACCGAAGCCGACCTGGCACAGGCCGACATCGCCGCCACCGCCGAGCGCACGGCCCTCACGAAGCAGCTGACCGACGCCTTCGGCGATGCCTACAAGGCAACGGCAGACTATGCCTCGATCACCGGCAAGCTCAACGACGTGCTGAAGGCCGAACGCGATGCCATCGAGCAGCGCAACCAGGCGGAGAACCAATCCGCCACGCGCAGCCTGCTGACCAACCTGACCATCGGCTCGCAATCGGCGCTGGCGCCCGAGCAGCAATACTTCGCCGGCCTGTCGCTGCTGAACGACGCGCGCCACACGCTCGACGCCGGCGGCGCGCTGTCGGACTACACCGCCATCGCCCAGCAGGTGCTGCCGGTGGCGCGGGACTTTCTCGGCACCTCGGAACGCTACGCCGCGCTGGTCGCCGAGGTGGCCTCGGTGGTCTCGACCAAGGGCGGCGATACCGCCGGCCTCGGCTCGCTGTTGCAGGCGCAGGTCGATGGCACCGACGCCCTGCGCGACACGTTTGCTCGTTACGGCCAGCAGCAGGTCGATGTCGCCTCGGCGACGCTCACCGAAATCCGCCGCCTTGCGTCGAGCATCGAGGCGCTGATCGCCCGCAAAGTTGCCTGACGGAGCATACATCATGCCGATCCTCTCCTGGCGTTGCCACCAGACCACCAGCACGCCCGGCACCGGGCCGCTGGCGCTGAACGCGCCGAGCACCGACCGGCGCGGCTTCCAGCAAACGTTCGGCAACGCCGCCCGGCGCGTCCCCTACGTCATCCAGGGTGCCGGCTTCTACGAGCTTGGCTTCGGCGACTTCGACGGCGGCTTCCCAGGCGCGCTGCAACGCGCGGTGGTGATGGCGTCGTCGAACGGCGGCAACCTGGTCGACCTGCCGGTCGGCGCCTCGGACGTGTTCGCCTGGATCGACCCGTCGCAGCGCGGCGTCGTCACCGGCTCCGGCACCATGGCCCTCGGGGTCATCGATGCCGGCAACGCAATGGTCTGGACCGGCAGCAACGCGGCAACGATGTCCCTGCCGGCAATCGGCGCCATGCCGGAGGGACTCGGCTATCTGGTGCGCAATGCCGGCACGGCCATGCTCGTCATCGACCCGGCCGGCACCGACCCGATCAATGGCGCGCAGACGCTGACCTTGTGGCCCGGGCAGTCGGCCGAGATCCTGCGCGTCGGCGCCGCCTGGGCAGCGTTCGGCGAGACCACGAAGTTCGTTGGCGAGCTCTTCCACTTTGCCGGCACAACCGCGCCGCCGCGCTGCCTGTGGGCCGCCGGCCAGGCCGTCTCGCGGAGCTACTACGCCGCCCTCTTCGCGATGATCGGCACCACCTACGGTGGCGGCGACGGCGGCACCACCTTCAATGTTCCCGACTGCCGCGGCCGGGCGCTGTTCGGCGCCGACACTCTCGGCGGCATCGCCGCCGGCCGGCTGACGCCCGGCGGGTGGGGCGTCAACGCTGTGCTCGGCGCGGCGGGCGGGAGCGAGTTCCTCCAGTCCCACAGCCACGGCGTCAACGAGGACCCGCACTCCCATGGCGCGTCCACCTCGCCGCACGACCACGGCACTGACGCGACGCATCCGTTCAACGTCGGCGGCGGCGGGTATGGCAATGGCGGTGGCCAGAATATCAGCTTCACCGGAGCCGTGGTCTATCCGCAGACCGTGTCCGTCTCGATCGCCTCCGCCTCGATCGACCTGACCATCCAGGCCGCCGGCGGCGGCGGGTCGCAGAACATGCCACCGGCCGTGATCTGCAACATCGCGCTCTATGCGGGGATCTGATGTCAAACCGTCGCATCTCCTCGTCGGACATCTCCGGCGCGCTCGGCTACGTGCCGCTGACCGTGAGCGGGCTCCCGACCACGGGCAACGTGCTGCAGTTCAATGGTGCAGCGTGGGTGCCGCAGGACATCGACGCCAACCCCTCGATCAAGTGGCACGCCGACCGCGTCAGCGCGCTTGGCGGCACCTTCATGCTCTCCAACGAGACGCTTGACGTGGCCGGCACCGTTGCGCCGCCGGGGCTGCTGTTCGCCAATGCCGCGGGCAGCATCGTGCCGGCCACTATCGGCGTAGGCCTGGCGTTGTCGGCGGACGGCACGCTGTCGAATTCGACCGGCGCTTACATCGGGGTCGCGGCGGTGCAGAAAGGGACCGCCACGGCGACCGGCACCATCCTGCTGGGCGCCGGCTTCGGGCTGATCGGCAACGCGGTGGCGTTCGACTATTCCAGCGCCTTCCCGAACGGGCTGGTCGGCGAGCTTGGGCAAGTCAATCCGGCGCCGGCCCACGTCTCGCATCTGTGGGTCGGGAACAGCGGCACGCTCGCCGTCGGCAGCAGCGCGACGGTCGACCTGTCGGGCGCGTCCGCCATTGCCTTCCCGAGCCAGGCGAAGCGTACCGTGTTCGCTGCCCCGTCCGGCGCCGCCGGCGCGCCCACGTGGCGGCAGCTGACCAGGGGCGACGTGTCGGGCGGCGACGGCACAGGCCCCTCTGTGCGTGCCGCAGGGCGCTGGTTCCGCCCGCCCGGCCCGCTATCCGGCACGGCGACCCTGACGGCGGGGCGGCTCTACGCGCTGCCCTTCTTCCTGCACGCGGACACGTTGGTCCACTACATCGGCGCGCGCATCGCCACCGCGATCGCCTCGGCCGGCACGGTGCTGTTCGGCGTCTACACTGAGATCGGCCAGGCCGGCGACGCCCTGCTCGTCGGAGGCAGCACATCGGTCGCCGCCAACGCCACCGGCGCGATCAACATCCAGCCGGGCGGCGTGCCGGGGACCACGATTCCCGCCGGCCTGGTATGGCTGGCGATGCAGGCGAACCAAGCCTTCATCCTGACTGCCTATGCATCCGCGGTCGATCAGTTTCTTGGAGACCAGTTCATCGGGTTTCCTGACCAAACTTCTGTGTTCTCGACAACCTATGGCAACACGGGCGTGTACTCGGCGACCAACACAACGTTCACCGGCACGCTGCCGGCGAGCTTCGGAACGGTCGTTGCCATCGATGGCGCTGCGTCTCCTGCCCTGGCATTCCGCACATGACCAGCTTCCTGCGCATCCGTCCCGGCGGCCCGCTGCTGTTGAGCGGCGGCCTGCCGGTCTA